TCAAAACCATATGCATTTACAGAGGTTGGCATATAGAGTGTGTGGTTTACTTCTCCGTTAGGTAGTTCTACTTTTGGAGTGATAGAAAAGAGGTATTGCCAATCGTCTGAAATATTTGCGGTTACAGTTGCGTGTTGTGTTGCATAGGTCGATGACTTACCTTTCTCATTAAGATCTAATGTTGTCTCAGTCCATACCGATGCAGACCATGTTTCGATAGACGTATCATCAGTTGGACCAGTAACTGCTTTTACACTCCAACACGTGGGCAATGAAGCAGTCTGTGACATAGCAACTTCGTAGTTATTGCCATGAAAATATGAATGCATCACAACACGAGCACCGTCGATGTATGTACCAAATCGTACTCGACCTGCACCGTGCCACTGAATATCAATCCAGTAAATGTTATCTTTTGATAAATCTAATGTTGATTGTGAATCACCAGATCCGTCGACTTTATCACCGTTCCAATCACTTTGTGCGATTACCGTATCGACTCTACTGCCCGAAGTGGAACTTCGAATAACAACATTTAGATTGTTGTTTTGATCAAGTCGGAACATGAAACCGTTGCTAGCATCAAACAAACCCCAGTTTCTTACACAACCCGATGCACCCCCTGTGTTATTTAATCGCGCAGTGGCCATATAAAGATGTGAACTACCCGCAACATAGTGGTGGTATAGGTTAGATGAACAAGAGGCAAATCCTTCATTTGCTACATGGTCGGGATCAGTAGCTCCTGGCACTTTGACTGTGACTGAGTTTCTGTCGTTATCGTAAACGACAGAGCCACCATTTAATTCTGACGGAGAGAAGTTATCATCGAGAACGTCTTTTTGACCAAATACATAGTCACCGATATGAGTAGCACCCGATGTACGCAATTTACCCCATGCGTCTAACTGAGGGAGACCTTCTGCAAATCGAACGTTTGCCGAACCTGTGATGTCAACATCCATACCGTATTCTGGATTGTCGTAACCCATGATATTGTTGGCAGGTATGTATACGTCATAGGCGAGGGTGACTTGAGCAATGCTTTGGCCTTCATAAGAAATGATAGCGTCTGCGGCAGGCTCTAAATTTTCAAACTTAGCTGTTTTATTATAGTGAACCGCAAGGATGCCTGTACCGTCACCGCGATCAAATACGCCGTGAACGTGCATCATGCCGTTACCACCAAACCCTGCAACATTGTACATCTGACCAATCTGCCATGAATGGTCAGTGCTGCCGCCCACAATCGAGTTAAAATTCTTGTACTCAATCTCGGCAGTGTGTATCATGTACACACGATCACCAGTGCTCTCTGGTGGTATTCTTGTATATCTCTTCTCGCCTGCCATTTATTAGTCCTTGTCCGATAGTACCTCTGCCAGTGCGCCCTTTATGACGCTGTAGTTTTTCACCACTTCTAGCGAGCCGAACTCTTCAGAGTCTACTGTTGTGAGAGCGGCATTTACAAATTTGTCAAAATAATTAATAGCTTCTTGTAATTCTTTATTCATCCTTAAACCTAAAAAGTAGAAGCGGGGCCCCGAAGAGCCCCACTATCAAAGTTATACACCAACAGGATCTGCGTAGTTTCTTTCCAAAGGATTTGAAACTGTAATACTTGCAGTATTGAGTTTTTCTATCAAGCCAGTAGCTGTTGCATACTGAGCTGAGTGCAGGCCAAGACCTACAAGAGTTACTGCTGCATTTGCATCAGGAGTGCGACCCCCGTCGTCATTTGCAGTATAATCATATACGAAGTTATAAGTACCGGCAGTATTCTTATCCTTAATCTCATAACTAATAGAAGCATCAGTAGCATCAAAAGGAACATCTGAATTAATAGTAATAGTAGTTCCTGTATTTGAAGTTATGAAGTATCTACCTGCATTGTCTCCGGAAGTAATAACGAGTACTTTTCCTTCCAACTCTCCGTTTCCTGTAGCATCGTAGTCCGGGCTAGTAGCTGTAACATTAAGAGCAAATCCACCCGCAGTAGCGCTTGCACCAGTACCAGAAGTAGGCCCAGTAAGTCCTGTAGGAGTTTCATTATGCAAAAATCCAGATACTTCTGGGTCTGGAGATACTACCGCATCGCTTTCTGTTACAAGAACTGCTGTTGCGGTACCAAAAGTTGCGTCTGGAGATACCTCGGTAATATTTGTATAAAAGAGGTAATATTTTGCATTTGCATCATCAATCATATTTTGATTGAAGTTCAATGTAACAGACACTGTAAACGGATAAGTCTGAGCAGTTCCGCTATCGTCAACAAATTCTACGTCGTTTCGGAAATCATTACCAACTCCCTCAATAAATACGCCATCGTTATCTGACTGACGAAGAGTTTTCAGAGTAGCCCCCACAAATTCTAAGAGCGGGTCCGCAAGTACGCCAAAGTGAGTGCTAGTTTCATCACCTGGGGAAGTATTAATATCGCCAGTAGAACGTAACTGTAGCTGTACATATTGATAAATTTGAGCAAGTGTAGCAAAATCTCCTGAATCACTAAATCTTGCATCAATTACGACCCCAACAGTAAAAGAAGTACCAGTATCGGAAATAGTTTCTCCTGGAGAAGCATAGTATTCGATTCTAATATTATCAAATACGGCATCATGGGGAGATCCCGTAATCTCTGAATCAAGCAGAGCAATATTTGAGTCTACGCCTTCTGCAAGTGGGAATCGATACACCTGAGTAGCAATTGTGGATACACCAATATCGGTTGTAGTAGCCTGGTCATAAGTAAAGCCAGTTACGTTACCTGTAGTACCTTCTGGAGCTGAACGAATATAAACAGTGAGTACTTTACTTCTTTCGTCAGTACCCCCATTTGTAAATACAAGAATAGGCTGATTAACCCGACCGTCATAGTCAAAGTCAGTTTTTGTTGTATCATCGTCAAAAGCGTAGTAAACTCTGTGGTTAGATTCGATATTACCGAGAGTAATAATACCAGCATATTCGAACTGAATAACACCTGCTGAGTCTCTTTCTGCCCATCCACCATTACGAATATAAGGAATAGAGTCTACAAGACCAGAATCTGTCGAATTTGTAAGTCTCCAACCATTACGAAATTCAAATTGCTCCGCTGTAATTGCTTCCATTGGGAAAGGGTATTTAGGTAAATCAGTTTCAGATTTCCACATATCCTTAATAAAAGAATACAGTGCTTGCAAATCAACGCCACCTGCGTCACCTCCTGCATTTAGCAGAGGATTTGGGGAAAAAGTAGACTCATCTGAGTCTGAAATTAGCTCGATCGTTAAATTGTTTAGATCAAAGTATACATTTCCATTCGGAGAACCTGTACTAGGTGCGCTAGATCTCGTCAGAAAATCAGGATCACTTATTCGTGACATGGGGCATTCCTTTTTGAAGCTAAAAAGCTCTTTGGCGGGTTCGCCTAGGAAAAGTTTTTAAGTAGTTCTAGTAACGTCTTTTACGACTTTGACCTTACCAATTAGCAGCGTCTGGACATTTCCTCCTGTATCGGTTTGTTGTATGTCGTAATGGTAATTCTTATTAGCTACAAGATTATTTGTTTGTGCGTTTGTTGCGGTAATATAGATAATACCGAGGGCATCATCCGGAGCAGAAGCATTTATAGTAATCTGTAATGCAGCGTCTGCATCAATATCGTCAATGTTTTCTTTCAGCGTAAAGATATAACTGTAGCCAGTTATGTCCACAGGGGAATTTTCACTGGTAAGGGTTAACTTTATATTCCAGTCATCTCCCCGTACCAATGGTTGTAGGTCTCGTGCTGTAAACGACATTATTGATTTTTCCGGTAACTAACTCCCCTAAGGGTTTTTTCAATATTATGAGAATTATAGCAACCCCTAACGTAATTGTCAAGAATTATTTTTTATGAGGTATACCACTATGGACTATCAAGAGAGTCTATTTGAGCTTGAATCATGTCTAAGGTTTCTTGATTTTTTGTTCCGTCCGTATTAAATATCTCAAACTCTACCATGTTATAATAGTAAGCATTTTTGCTTGGCCCTATCATTGCCTTTGGAGCATCAGCAGCAACTTCTAATCTATAATTTTGTAGAATAAATCTCTTTTCCATTGCTTCTTTTGCAGCAAGAGTGGGCTCTCTTCCTATTTTATCGTCGATTACAGATAAATCAGGATCTTGAAAAACAGGGGCAAAAGTTGCTATATAATTTAAAGCTTCTTGATGTGTTTCCATAGTAGAAATTTCTTTTAATCTAAGCAAGCAATTTTTGCAAGTCACTCGGGAAATTTTTCTAGTAGCTAAAGGATTACTAATATCTCCGCAAAGAGGTATAGTTACCGCTTCTGTATCAAAAAATCCAGAAAATATAATATGTTTATCTGGTCTTGCAGCTTTGATTTGAGATGTGAGTGAGTTTGGATCTTGCTGTAAAAGTTCTTGAATTTCGTGCATTTTTATCTCCTATAAATTATCTCTTATATTTGCTATTTTAGTTAAATACTCTTCTTCCGGGTCACCTAATTCAGTAACAAAACTAAAATTAGTCATATTCTTATAAAAAGTTTCTTCTTGATCACCTATTATATTGCCAGGTCTATTTGATATATTAGATACTATTTCAGTAGCTTGTGTAAAATTACTGGCTCTTGCCAAGTCATCTATCATTTGAAGACATTCAACACAAGTAACCTGAAGAGGAGTCATAATAATTACAGCATCAGCATTTGTTAGGCCACAAATAGGAAGATTAATGTCACTTCCTGTTAAAATAAAATGTTTTGTAGGTTCTCCTGCGGGAGCAGGAGTGGGTGTTGGATCTTTAAAATAATTTACCATTTTTTATCCTATGCTGGAACAAAAACTGTTTCGAAGTTAAGTTCTACTGTAGCCGAATCTTGTACTGTTTGTGTAGCGGAATCTCTTATTTCTAAAGTGATTGTAAATGTGTTACTAAGCTCTGATGTGGTCTGCCAAATCCAAAGATAATTAGTACCACTAAGAGTAATCCAGCTACCTACACTGGTGCCTGTGCCATTATTAGTAAAACTTACATTAGAATTAACAGTTCCTGAAGTTACTGTGACTCTAGCCTCATAATCTGCAGGGTCACCTCCAGTAATCCAAACATTTGAATGCTCTTGGGATTGGACTCCATCAATAATTGTGCCTATATTATAAGTATCGGCACTAGAAGTTCCTTCTAATTGAATACCTCCAGCAGCGGAGACTGTACCATCTTCATCAACAATAGGCAATGTATCTGTGGCTGGAGTTAAGTTTATATTGGCGACATTCTGTATATTGAGATCAGCCGTATCTCGTATAGTGCCAGAAGTGCTCCCTGTTCTAAGCTGAAGAGTCAAAGTTTCTGTAGATTCATTGTTTGAATCGGATGCAGCACTAACAGTAAAACTTCCTGAGTTGCTGCTTATAGTAAAAGATCCACTATCCGTAACTATATCATTACCTGGGTCACTCGCAAGACTCCAGTATAATGTTGTACCATTTGAGACATTTGTAGTATTTACTGTTATAGACTCAGAAGACCCTTCTAATACAGTGTAAGAGCCCGCGCTAAAGGCATAAGTTGGAGTGGGCGTTGTAGATGTATCATTAATTGTAACAGTTCTGGAAGCTGTTCCTATGCTTTCTGTGTATCCAGAAACATTTGGGTTACTAATTGTACATATTACATTTTCTGAGCCTTCAGTAGTAGAATCAGCAACAGTAGTTACTGTCAAAGTATTCGATGTAGTGCTATTACTAAAAGTAAAAGAACCTGTGGTGCCTGTAGAGGCTCCACTTGTGTTATAATCAGATCCATCTGTAGCAGAACCTGTAAGAGTGAAATCAACAGTACCTGTTATAGCGGTAGAGGCACTCGCACTAAATGTAAATGCGCTTCCTTCATTTACAGAGGTTGTGCTTCTTACTGCACTTATTGTAACAGTAGGTAATGCTTGAGAAGCACCTCTAAAGTCTCCTATAGTGATTGTGCCTGAAGTGGGAATGGTATTCGGGTCTGTGGCTCCTGCGGACACATTAGCCCCTCCCTTATAGTATTCACTCAAGGATATAGGGTTGCTACCTCCAAACTCAGTTTGGATGGCACTCATTGACAAATTAGTCGTTGGCAGAGCCACGCTTTAATTCCTCTACTTCTTCTTTTAGCTCTTTTATCGCTTCAATTAATAATGGAACAAGTTTTTCGTAGCGAACTGCAAGCATATCATTCTCTCGTCTTGCTACAGCTTCCGGAGCGACTTTCAATACTTCTTGTGCGATTACACCGATGTCGTGCATTCCTTCATAGGGAGATACGTGATTCCAATCAAACTCATATCCTCCTAGTTGAGTTACTTTTTCAAGTGAGTTAGAGATAGGAGTGACATTGTCTTTATATCTTTTATCTGAGGTAAAAAATGCTGTAATATCTCCTGTCGCAGTTATATCGCCAGTGACTGCTAGTCCTGACTTAAGGGTTGTTGCTCCATCTACATTAAGGGTAAGATCTATATCTACATCATCTTTAAAATTTACATCGCCAACGACTCCGGGAGAGCTTCCATTAAAAAAGACTGCATCGCCACCAGCACTATTACGTAGATATAGTGCGTAACTTCCTGAATTAAGTGTTTGTGCATATACTCCAACTCCATTTTCCGAAGTTCCATTTACGCCCGCGTTACCTGATGTTGATACTGTTCCTCTAGTGTTAAATCCAACAACTCCTGAACTTACAGTAGAATTTGTTCCTAGGATTCCCTGTCTGCCGCTTGTTGTTGATTCTCCGAGTATACAAGCGTCTTGTGATGCGGATACAGAAGAAACAACTCCTGTTGATTTTAGCTGGCCATCAGTATCAATATCTCCGCCAAAGAAAACGGTTCCAGAAGTATTAATATTAAATCCTAAAGTACCTCCGGAATATCCTCGTAATCCTGCATTATCTATAACTACTCCCGATGTAGGATTGGCTCCAGCCACAGCTATAGTACTTGTCTGTATAGTCCTTTTATAATCACTGCTTGAGTCTAAAGCGTTAAAGGCTCTACTGGCTCCTGTAAGCTCATTTGCGTCAGCTTTAAAGAAAGTCGAACCATCTGCTATATCATCCAAGTCTCCAACAGCATTAGCTAAATTACCTGCTTGTTCATACTCTACCCAAGCAGAACCGCTCCATCTGTATAATTTATTATTATCATCTGTATCGAGCCAGAAATCTCCAACGCCATCAGCAGTAGGGGCAGTTGCCTGAACAAAAGAAACTATTTTACCATCTGCTGTTGTTTGAGCAGCATCAGCAGCGTCAATGGCATTAAGAGCGTCAATATGTGCTCTGCCAATTAAGTCTGCTGCTGCTGCTACCCAAGAACTTCCATCCCATCTATAAAGCATAGAATAAGTATAAGGAACAGCTGGGGGAGCTGGAGAGCCTGAAATATCTATCCATATATCTCCAGTAATTCTGCCAGATGTAGATGGTTGGGTAGTTTGTACAAAAATTTGCATAGTTCCCAAAGCTTCTGCAGCATCTAGCAGGGCTTGGCCAATATCTTGGTCTTGTATATTTACCCAGGCTAAGGGGGAGCCTTGATAACGGTATATTTTAAATCCATCGTCTGAGTCAAACCATATATCGCCTTCTACTTCTCCTTGGCCGCTAGGTGGAGAAGTTTGGAAAAAAGTTTCCCCGGAAGTTCCTTGTTTAGATTTACTAAATGTTTGTTTTTGATCTCCTGTTACAAGATTTTCTATATTCAAAGTATAGACAATATTTGCTGTATCTGAGCCCGCACTCATATTACTATGATCGCCAATAGTAAATTTATTTGCGGTTACATTGGTAGTGCCTGCAGTAATATTTGAAGCGCTTACACTTACAGAAAATTCTCCGGCTGTTGGAGTGCCTGTTACACTATTAAGCTCTGTTGCTCCTTTAAATACTTCTATGTCCGTTCCAGAGCCTAGATAACTGGAGACATTCCCAGCGGCATCCGAAGTAAAAGAATGTGCTGCATTTGTAAGTACAACAGTATAGCCATCAATACCATCAGCGCCATCTACGCCTTCTGCTACTGCAAAAATAGAAACTGAATCTGAAGCCTCTACAACTTCCGGAGAAGTATTTTCTGCTACTTCTACTGAAACTACTACAGGATTACTTCCGAAAAATCCAGCATTCCAATCTGCAAGAGTTGCAGGAACTTGTCCTGAAATAAAATTATCCGTTATCCACTCTGGAGAGCCTGCGGCTCCATTAATTTTGAACCTATATATTGGATTCGTAAATCCAGAGGGAGTAGCAGTGGCAGTAATAGTGGGCGGACTTGTTCCATTACTAATGTATACAGTATCTGGAGAGGTACTCGTATCGTATACTACTGAATAATCATCTGCTTCAAGTCGAACAACCTTACCGCTCGTTCCAGCTACTCCTTGTTTTCCTACTGTAAATGTTTGTTTTTGAGTACCACTAGATGTGCCCTCTATATCAAAAGTGTAAGTGATTTCAGCAGTATCACCAGTCATTCCAGAGTGATCAGAAAAAGTTATGGCGCCGCCAGGAGAAACTGCTGTTCCATTTGTAGAAGATGCAGCTATATTTGTAGCTGATGCAGTTATTTTATACTCTCCCGCAGTAGGAGTTCCCGTAGTAATACCCTCTAGTTCTACAGCTCCCTTAAATACTTCGAAAGTAGTTCCTGAGCCAGTATAGCTTGTAACTGTGCCGTCCGTCTGTGCTGGAAATACATGAGCAGAGTTTGTGTTAATTACTGTGTAGCCATCTATGCCATCGTTACCGTCAACTCCATCTGCTACTGCGAAGATAGATACGGAGTCTGTTGCTTTCACTTCCTTTATAGGCGTATCTTCTGCTACTTCTACTGAAACTACTACAGGGTTGCTTCCAAAAAATCCAGTATTCCAATCTGCAAGAGTTGCAGGTACTGGGCCTGAAATAAAATTATCCGTTACCCATTCTGGAGAGCCGGCAGGAAACTCAGCTCCATTAACTTTAAATCTATAGACAGGGTTTGTAAAACCAGTTTGAGTTGCAGTAATAGTAATAGTAGGAGGACTTGTTCCATTACTAATATAGATAGTATCTGGAGAGGTGCTCGTATCATATACTACTGAGTAATCATCTGACTCGAGTCGAACTGTTCTTGTTGCTAATTCCTCTGGCTTAATAGTAAGTTCCATTGGATAGAAGCGCAAAGAAGGACTAATTGAAGAGTCATTTCGTACATACCCAAATATACAGTCGTTATTTATATCAACATTAAACTGAGGTTTTTCGTAAGCAGCTCCCGATATAGCTGTATCGCTATTAATTAGATTTACGAGTAGCTCAGTATCACTATTAATTTGTGTAACAGTTGCAACAGTAGAGCCTGCTTTTATATAGCCGCCTACTGCAAAATCTGTAGTAAAAGAAGTACCAGAACCAGTTATAGTACTCGAACTCGCAGGAACTGAAATAGTTCCAGAACCTGCGCTCCAGTAACTGCTAGCTGCTCCAGTGCCAGTTCCTGTATCATATAAATACCAAATATTGTTTGTGGTATCATTATAATATTTTACCAGCCGAAGAGGGTCAGATGTATTACTAGCATCGAAGTAAATAAAATGAGAATTGTTTCTTCGTTCAACGTCGGACCCCATCGCAGAAAAGTCTTGAGAGGGTACACCAGAAACATCCTGAATATACGTGTCAGAAGCTCCTGAGGTGAACTCGTATTGTTTAGCGGGGTTTCCTTTCGTCGTGAAGACATATGTATTGGCCTCAAATTGTAAATCGGTTCCTTCAATATCAATATCTTGACTAGAAGTGGCTCCTATAGGCACGCCGAAAAGTCGAGAAACTACTGTTTCTTTTTCGACTCCTACACCAAAAGTAACAGATGCAGCTCTTGACCGATTTCCGTTAGTTGCAACTGTCTGTACAGATACAGTATAAGTTCCAAGAGGTAAGTTAAATCCTGTAACTGTCGTGGTATCTCTGGATACAAGATAGAAAGGTTGAAATTTGGGCCCAAAAGTATGAGTTATACGATATCCGCCGATAAAACCATAATCAGGGGCATCCCAACTAAGTGTTCCATCGTTGGCGACTGTTCCATTATCGAGATTCTCAAGTATCATCTTGAGATTCTTTGGCGGTGGAATACTGTCATCTATACCAAGCGGAGGATTTACTGGGTCAGTTACACTAAGAACAAAATCATCATCAATACTGTCAAATTTTTCATTATAGTGTTCTACAGCTGTAATAGAGTATTCATTCTTTGAATCTTCTGTAATTGACAGAATCTTATAAGACTTTGCAGAGCCGAGAACTGGAAGACCCTCACTATTAGTCTCTCGTAGTGCCCACACGTTCTGTGCCTGCGGAGCCGCAGTAAAAGGAGAACTTACAGTAAGTGCATTTACAGTTCCTGCGCCAGTAGATACTGGTTGACTTTCAACTCGCGTATACTCGCTCCAAGTAACCTGCACGTCATCACCGCTATCATCAGTAAGATTACTTGCAGCACTTTCAGTAGTAATTCCAGGTATTAAATCTCCTCTGGTATACACGGCGCTGCTAATAGTTGCAGTATCTTGGTTAAGAAATGCGCCTGGAGAAGTAATCAGTACATTGAGTTCATAAGTAGAGCCAACATTCAGCTCCACAGAACTATCCAGAGGTACTTGAGTCGTGCTAAGAGTTCCTGTAGAAGATATTCTTCCGCTGTAACGAACATCGCCAGGATGTCTATCTGCATCCTGTACCTGTATAATATCTCCAGGCATAAGAAAAGCTGCATTTATCGCAGTCTTAAATGATACAATCTCAGTTTGATTTATAGCAGTCCACAGCTTCCATCGACCATATCGAAGCGCTTGGCCCTCAGAAGTTGCACCGAAAGCTACAGCATTTTCCGAAATGATTTTTGAAGTCTTAATGATATTTTCGCGGTCTTCAACTATCAGAGCTTCCTGCCGATAGTCGGAGGATGGATTGTTCCATGTTACAATAACTTGGTTTGACCGAGTTCTATTCCCTGTGCCTTCATAGGCGAAAGTACCATCAATAACATTTCCTTTAGAAAAATTGTATATCGGGTCTCCCGCTCTGTCGGAAACAGCGTAAATCTGTCCATCAAGCCAATAGAGCATACCTCTAAAAATCGTCGCCAGATCTTTGAGAACTTTGTAAGCATCGGTAGCCTTAGTCAAATATACATTTGAAGTAAATCGAGGCTCTTGACCTCCATTGCCGTCAGGCACTAATTCATCGCAGTATTTTGCAATTCGATACAGAGCGAACTTATCAATATCAGTCTCTTGAATCCAATTTCCTAGACCGTAGCGATTATTAACCACCATGTCGTAGAAAACCCACGCTGGATTATTTGTATATTCTTTCTCGGATTTGAAAGCACCCGACCATGTTCCTGAGTATGATGCGACTCCTGTGGAGGACTTTTCTCGAGTTGTGTAAGTATCTGGAACAAGTACCTTCATGCCTCGGCAGAGATAAGTTCTTTTTGGATTATTCGAGAAATCTCTTGTAGAAAATCGTGTGTGTGCGTATGCTGTGTAAGGCCAAGTAAGTGGCTCTGAAATCACTGCTGTAAGTTGAGTAATTGTTGCAGCACTGGTTCCTTCATAGCCGTCTACATTGGGGCCGTTCGTGCCATAGTTTGCTGCTGCATCAATATTTGATTCTCTTGTAACACGAATCTTAAAGTTTGTAAACGTACCAAATTTATTAAGGTCTATAGTCTCTAAAAAGCTAATTGGAGAAGTGTGTGTTCCTCCGTGAAAAACCTCCAAATTATAGGGCTGATATGCTCCGAAAGAAGAACCTGCCGCATCAGTAGCAAGTGCAACCTCTATCTTGTAAAAAGCTTGTCCAGGTAGAGTCGCTCCTTTATCAGATCTATTATAAAGTGCAGGATAATTAAAAAGAATTTTTACTAAGTCTGTCTGAGTATACTTATCAACAGTTCCTCCAGAGTAAAAATCGCTTCCAGCATATTCATATACTTGAGTTCCTGTGTCACCTGGCCCTACAATTGCATTACTAACAGAAGTAGTTACAGCAGCAGCACTGGAAAGGGAACTATCTTTTGAAATAATTGGGGCTTGTCCCAAAGTTCCTGTTCGAAATTGAGGAGTTGTATTTTTATACTTGCTTGTAGCAGTAGTACCAGAATCTATAGAGTTTCCAGAAATATTTCCTTTAAAAGTACCTGTGAGAGTGGAAGCAGAAGCGAGTGTAAATGTTCCGGTTGAATAACTTGCAACTTCATGAGCAACATCAACTCTTACAGAATAGGTCGCAGTAAAATCGGTTATTCTATTTATAAATCCTTCTGTAGCTATTCTAACAGAGGAAGCGCTCGTTCTAGATTCAATAGGTCCGGAAGCTACGACCTGTCCTTCAGAATCAATAAGACTTACTATTGTGTAAGATTCTCCTCTACCTGCTACAGAGTCTCCCGATCCTATTGTATAGCTAGTATCAAATATAGATGTTACAGTATTTACTGTAAGCCTGCTTTTATTTGGCCAGCCGGATGTTATTGCTACACTGCTAGTAGTGCCTGTTTCGCCGCCTACCGCTGTAAGGTATCTTTTTTCTGTGAAGTCACCAAAATCTAAATTGGAAGGAACATTTGCTGAAGTTACTGTAGTGGTTCCATTAAAAGTAAAGTCTGCTGAAGTTGCACTTGCATACACAGGACTATCAGAAGCATCTGCTAATGGCTTATCATCAAAATATACAGACGAAGTGCCGTTTACAAGTCCGTAAATTGGCCCCTCTGAAATAATGTCGACTGCTGTAATATACTGAGCATTTGATTTTACATTATTAAATTCAGAAGCGGAGTCAATATCGACGCCCTGTCCAGGATCATTAATATTCTCTAACCCACCCGAAGAATCACTAGACGGAACATTTGCATCGTATGCCTCGTTTTCGGCTGCGTCAGTTATATTTCCCTCTGCATCTACCCAAGCATTAACAGCCGCTATGTCAGAACCAGACTTATAATCGTCTTGATCAATATTGAGAGAGACAGGCATTCCAGGTACGCGAAGTTCGCCGTAAAGAACAGGTACTGGGTCACCTTCGGAAACGTTTCTTTGTCCACCATTAAAAAGGTAGCTTTCTTCTGGGTCTGAGTCCACAGAGGGGTCAGGGGCCATAAGCTGCTGAATACCAGTTAATGCTAAGTTAGTCGCAATACCTGCGGCTACTAGACCATAGGTACTTAGTGTCTGGGCTCCAGCGGCCGTAGTGTTGAAGAAAAAGGCGTTTAATGCACCCGAGCCTCCTGCAGACACTACTAATAGAGCTGCAATTGCTACTGCGGTAAGAATCTTTGCCCCACCAGACTTTGAACCTCCGATGACAGGAGTAATGATAATATCACCTTCTCGAAAAGGCAACAGACATTCACGAGGGTCTTCAAGCATTCGTCCCTGTATCTCTACAGAGAATCCTATATCTTGTTCATGGGCTTCAATTAAATATTTTCTAAAATCAGGATAGTTTGCCTGAATACAACGGAACGCTTCTGCAACGCTATCGCCACAGAAGTCCAGTACTGGAGTAATCTCTTTGCCTAAGTGTCCGTCTAAAAATATTTTACGGTTCATATCTGTAAATTCCGGTTAAGTACTTTATCCATAAAGGGTATAAACTTTCTCTGCAAGATAGTCGATTTACTGCATGATGAAACATCACATCATCACCAATAAAAACTCCGCAGTGATTAGGAACATCTGCTCCCATTGTAAAAATTAGTAAGTCTTGTGGCTGTGGGTCATCTTCTACTTTTCTAAAGCCCCACTCAGCTATATGCTCGTCTGTAAAATAATTGTGCCCTTTTTCCCACCAATCATCGAGATATGGGGCACGTTCTCTCAAATCTATATTAAAGTAATGCTTGTAGTAATCTCTTGCTGCCTCTAGGCAGTCTGTGACACCGAACTCATACTCTCTGCCTATAAGAGGATTCAGTACCTCTTCAGGCTCCACAATATTTAAGTCCATACCAGGATAAGAAAATATCCAGTATGGTATTCCTAGTATGTTACAATGTTTGATATCATTGCTACTAGGATCAGAAGATCCGCCAGGATGGTTATGAACAATAGCGAATATGTCAGCTCTTTTTCTAATTTCATTATACTGCTTTGGGTCAAGTATGAAGTCTTCGTAGTCTTCGGCAAGATTGTCACAAGGAAACCACTCTTTCTTTCCTTTTACTATTCCAATTATGCCACACGCTTCTTTTGGATACCACTTGTCAAAGTGCTCCTGTATCTCTTCGATCATCTAAACTTCCTGCTGCCTGGGAATGCTCCAAAAGGCAAGGGTTCGGTTGTCATATGTCTTTGTGCGCCGCCATCTACATCGGCATTTCCATTTATGTCTGGTCGAAACTGAAATCTTGCTTTACAAGAAGAAAGTTTCTTACCGCAGACATCTCCACGAACCCAAAAGCGAGAGTCTGGGTCTGGAGTATTTCCTGTTCCTGCGCGTACACACTTCCATACAGTGTTATCATATTCTACATAGTCGTCTACAGCATAAGCTGTAGCTGCGGAATATACTGTGTAAGTTTCGTAAGGAATTGTGAGTGTATCACCAGAAGGAATAATTGGCACATCCCCATCTGTAAAATATGCTTTATAATCGGTACCGTCTATATTAATCTGGCTGTTTACTCTCCAGGTACATCCACCGACATCTGACCTATCGTATCCCTGATATACCCAAGAGCAGTATTTTCCAACTACAGTTCTACCTGGAATTGTGATACCTGTAACATCAAAGGGTGCAGCGAGTTCAAAAGATACGGAGACAGCGGTTTCTGCTGAGATTCTGTCTATATAGTAAATCTTTTTGGGAAACTCGACAGTTGGGCTTGTAGAGAGATGCTGCTCAAGAGTGCTACGAACAGTAACTTTTGTACCAATAAGGTCTTTGTTTTGAAGCCCGCCAAGAGAATCTGACCAAGTAGAAAGTACATTCGCTACAGTCATCTCGGGGCGGTTGATAGCTCCGTCAGCATTTATCTCAAGGCCAGTAACTTCAATTGGAAATGCTGAGTAAGTATTTCCATCAAACACAAGATCTGCAAGAGTCTCGTCGACTCCTGGGTGCAGATATATGGTTCCTCCTGAGAGTTCAATTTCATAGAAGTATAGTATTCCACCTATCTCATGAAGTTGAACTACATCTATTAAATCTGTCATGCTTCGTAAACTCTTCTAAAGGTTGCTGTAACTGTATGGCAGTCGTTCTGAGTATAGACCATATTCCAGGTCTCGCATACTACTTTGAGCGTTCTTTCGGGAGGTGACTCATTCGTATCACTAATTGTATAATTAAAGGAGGTTGCGCCACCGAGAGACTCGAAGTAGCCTACTATATCATCCGCTTCGGCGGATGGCCGATTGACGAAGGATATGTTGAAAGTCTCAGCTACGCTATTTATGCCATCAATCGCTCTTTGTTCATATCCA